ATGGCAAGCCTCGGAAAATCAACCAAAAGGGAAACGATGGGGCGATAGGATTGGGCAGATTAGTTCTGATGTGGCCCACTCCAAGAACAAAGGGTATGTGCGGTGGTTCAGGAGCATGGCAACAACTGAAAGCCAACACGACAATAGAGGAAGCCAGATTGATGGGGGCAGGGAATGGTGGAAGACTGAACCCAACGTGGGTAGAGTGGCTGATGGGGTGGCCGCTAGGGTGGACAGACTTAAAGCCATTGGAAACGGACAAGTCCCCCTCTGTGCCGCAACAGCATGGAGATTATTAAGTGTTACGTGACTACCAACAACGCACCATAGACCAACTCTACGCATGGTTTGAGGCAGGCAATGAGGGCAACCCTTGCTTAGTGCTGCCTACAGGGTCAGGCAAGTCTCACATCATTGCCGCACTGTGCAAAGACGCGCTTCAATCATGGCCTGAGACACGCATTTTGATGCTGACCCATGTTAAAGAATTGATTGCCCAGAATGCCGAAAAGATGCGCCAGCACTGGCCTAACTGCCCATTGGGCATTTACAGTGCAGGCCTTGGACGCAAGGATTTGGGGGAACCCATCACGTTTGCAGGCATTCAATCTGTACGCACCAAGGCCAAGCTAATTGGTCATGTTGATTTGGTTATCATAGATGAGGCTCATCTGGTGAGCCACAAGGATGAGGGTGGCTACCGTACTTTGCTTGCCGAACTGAGTGCCATCAATCCGAACCTGCGGATCGTGGGGCTAACCGCCAGCCCCTATCGTCTAGGGCACGGTTACATCACCGACAAACCGGCTATCTTTGATGCGCTGATCGAGCCTGTATCCATCGAGGAATTGATTTTCAAAGGCTACTTGTCTACCCTACGGTCTAAACTGACCACCACCAAACTAGAGGTGGACGGTGTGCATAAACGTGGCGGCGAGTACATCGAATCAGAATTGCAGGCCAAGGTGGACACCAAAGACAAGAATGCAAAAGTTGTGCGCGAGATCATAAATCTTTCTACAGAAAGAAAATCATGGTTAATCTTTTGTGCTGGTGTTGCCCATGCACAACACATCAGGGATGCATTGGTAGCGCAAGGCATCATTGCCGAGTGCGTGACAGGGGAAACACCATCAAATGAGCGCGACCGAATGCTGACCGAATTCAAGGCAGGGCGCATTACAGCGCTGACCAATGCCAATGTACTGACCACTGGATTTGACGCGCCTAGCATTGATTTGATAGCCATGCTGCGCCCTACTATGTCCCCAGGTCTTTATGTCCAAATGGCAGGGCGTGGGCTTCGCATTGCCGAAGGGAAAACCGATTGCCTGGTATTGGATTTTGCTGGTGTAGTTGAGCAACATGGCCCAATTACAGCAGTGAGGCCACCACCTAAAAAGGGTGACAGGGTGGGCGAAGCGCCGGTTAAGGTCTGCGACCACTGCCAAGAAATATGCGCCCTGTCGGTACGGGTCTGCCCAGCCTGCGGCACGGAGTTTCCCGAGCCAGTAAAGCCAGCCTTGAAACTGTCCAACCTTGACATAATGGGAATTGAAGGCGTAGACATGGAGGTTACCGCTTGGACATGGCGCAAGCATTTGAGCCGCGCCAGTGGTAAAGAGATGCTATCCCTCACCTACTATGGAGGGCTGAGTGACCCACCAGTGACCGAATACCTGGCAGTGACGCATGACGGCTATGCAGGGGAAAAAAGCCGTAGGCTATTGACCGACATTTCATACCAATCAGGCTACAGATACGGCCGCAAAAGTCACACCGGCGACCTTCACGAGATAGCGCAACTGCTCACTGAAAGCCAGCCGCCAAGCCACATAGAATTTAAACGTGAAGGCAAGTTTTTTACTGTACTTAAAAGGAGTTGGAATTAATGAGACACCCAGAACCCGAAATCGTTACCCTGTACCTCAATACCCTTCGAGCCGAGCCTCCCAAGGTCTGTCACCTTTGCGACAACTATAACAAGCACGGGGTTTGTGATGAATTTAATGACGTGCCGCCCGAGTCATTTGCAAGTGAGCCAGATCAATGTCATCTGTGGGTTGAGGTAATTCCGTTTTGAATTCAGAACACTTAGAGCAGGTCAGGCTTGTGTCATGGTTTCGAAAGACCTATCCCGACACGCGTATCCTTGCAATACCCAACGGAGGCATCAGAAGCGCCAGCGCAGGGGCTAATTTAAAGGCCGAGGGGGTGAGTTCAGGGGTGCCCGACTTAGTGGTGCCTGCGTGGCTTTTATGGATCGAGATGAAGCGCGAAAAGGGCGGCACAGTGTCACCAGCACAAAAAGACTGGATCAGTTACCTTGAGAGCATAGGCCACCAGGTCATCATAGGCCGGGGTTTTGAAGATGCTAGAGAGCAGGTCATAAAAAAAGCCCCATACGGGGCTTAGAATTTTTGGGGGGCTTGAGTGAGTCAGAGATCAAGTAGTACCGCCAGCATAGCCGCCAGCAAGAGCGCCAGCAGCACAATCAAGGTAGCACTCTGGCACATACACCCCGAACTTGATTGACACTGTAAATATCATGATTATTAATTCCATCATAAATATAGGTCAGGGCTTCGAGATAAAAACCCATCTCCTCCTTTAAATCATTGATTTGGGCCTGAAGATCTGCCACCGTGGGAGCTGGGGGTGCAAATGGTGCGAGAGCCTGGGACATTGTGGGGTGCATCATACTTTCCACTCCTCAATAAATTCAAGTTCCCAATCAGCATCATTTATATCTACACAATTGTTTTCTATGTCTTTCCATGCAAGGGCTTCGGCTTCGGTCATATCATCAGCGTCAACCATGATGTTAACGTAACTAATGCGTTTCAATTCTATTTGATAGGTTCGCATGGTAGTCCTTAGAATGTAAGAATATCAAAGTAGGCCAAACCCAACAGGGTAAGGCCAGCAGCGATAGCCAACACGGCTAGCATGTCCATAGCGGCAGCCCTACGCTTTTCGAGCGCTTCCTGAGAGGGCTTGTAAGTGTAGTGATGGTGCATGGTTTACTCTCCAATTTCTTCATCGTTTACTAATTCCGCACTAACTTTTGTCCATTTATTTGGCATGTACCATTTTGCGCTATCGATAGCGTCTTTTTCATTCTCGCTGTTGTTATAAAAAACCCCAGCGATATAACCACGATACGTGAATGTGACTTTATATTGTTGCTTCATTTTCTATTCTCCAGTTGGTTATAGCCTGCAAAATACAGACCCCTAAGCTCACGGCATGAGCTTAGAGAGTGCATTTATATTCCAGCCTTTAAAATCTTATCAGCTGCACCAAATATGCGCTGGGCTGACTTATCGGTTATATCGCCACCAGATAACCAACCCTGAATGTAGCCCCTGGACTCAATCAAACCAGGCAAGCCAAGCACACTACATAAAATGTAAGCCACTGCCCCAGCTCGTGAGGCAGCAGCTGGCACTGTCTACGGTAGTTTCCCCACTGGGGTTGCTAGTGCGTTACCCAAACGCCTAGCTATAGACTCTTTTGCCCATGCGGGCGAGTAGGGGAAGAACCCCGGCTTGCGCAGCTCGTGCGCCACGCTTTTTCTTGGCCACAAGTCTTGTCCGCCCGCTGTCCGGGCTAGTTGACGTCTAAGTTCTTTTTTCATAATCTGCCTTTAGGTTTAGATGCTGCACTGTGCTGCACCATGCGTTTATTGTAACGGATTTTGTGGCGTTGCAATAGTTATTTTCTAGGTGTTTACCCTATGTTTTGGCTTGAATCGGTTGAATCAATGCGTATCAGTGCACTGATGCAAAAATGGGCAAAAGCGTTGTTTCTTGAATCATTTGCATCACACTCTAAAGAGTGATGCATCGATTCAAACGATGCAGACACTAAAACTAAGGGTAAACCCTATGGTTTGATGTTGGATTGGGATTGTGAGAGAATTTATAGCAACTGGAGGAAACCAAATGGCGTATGCAATAGAAGAAGTTACGGAAATTCAAGATCGGCTTGTTGCTGAGATACAGACCGGGCGCTCTTTGCGTCAAGTATGCAAAGATGAGGGAATGCCTCATTTCACTACTGTGTTGCGGTGGGTTGCTTCGGACGCTGACTTCGCTATCAAGTACACGCGCGCGCGAGTCGCGCAGGCTGACACTCTATTCGATCGCATGGAGGAGGTTGAGGAGGCCGTGAGCGCTGGCACAATGGATTCCCATGCTGCGCGTGTTGTACTTGATTCGATGCGTTGGAGAGCAAGCAAACTGGCTCCAAAGGTCTATGGTGACCGCCTGGACGTTAGCGTGACCGACAATCGGATCTCAATCACCGGAGCATTGCAGGCCGCGCAGTCGCGCTTGGTCGATATCGTTGATGTGCCTTGCATCAGTTCAAGCGATGCAAGCGATTCAGAAAAAGCAGGGGGGGGTAGGGCCGAGGGCTAATGGGTCACGGTAACGGATACCCCACGAACATTTTATTTTTTTTTTAAATTATTTTTACTAAGCCATGCAAACCACAATATACAAACCAGAAGATGAACAAGAGTTAATGGCAAGGCTTTGGAGTCCTACGTTAAAAGATAATCCACTGGCGTTTGTAAGGTATGTATTTCCGTGGGGTGTTAAAGGTACGCCGCTAGAACATTTCTCTGGTCCAAGAAAATGGCAAAGGGAGATTCTGCAAGATATTACTGATCATATTAAAACAAACAATGAATTAGCTAATAATAAATCTAACCTAACTTCTAACCAAGAAATAATGTACAAAGTATTGCAAGAAGCAATATCTAGTGGTCGTGGTATTGGTAAGTCGGCATTAGTTTCATGGTTAACTATATGGATGTTAACTACAAGGATTGGCTCAACTACTATTATTTCGGCTAACAGTGAGAATCAATTGAGGAGTATTACTTGGGCTGAGATAACCAAGTGGTTGGCTATGTCACTCAATTCGCATTGGTTTGAAGTGAGTGCAACAAGGTTAGCGCCTGCAAAGTGGTTGACTGAATTGGTGGAGGGGGATTTAAAGAAGGGGACGAGGTATTGGGGAGTGGAGGGTAGGTTGTGGAGTGAGGAGAATCCGGATGCTTATGCGGGGGTGCATAACTATGATGGTGTGTTGGTGATCTTTGATGAGGCGTCGGGTATTGCGGACCCGATATGGTCTGTTACTGGTGGATTTTTTACGGAGAACACGCCGAATAGGTTTTGGTTGGCGTTCAGTAATCCGAGGCGCAACACGGGGTATTTTTACGAGTGTTTTAACAGTAAGAGGGATTTTTGGGCGACTAGGGTGGTGGATGCGCGGACGGTGGAGGGAACGGACAAGGCGGTGTATGAGAGGATTATTCAGGAGTATGGTTCTGAGAGTAGTCAGGCGCATGTTGAAGTGTATGGGATGTTTCCGTCAGAGGGGGATGATCAATTTATACCGGCAGACATTGTGGATGAGGCGATGACAAGGGAGAAGTACAAGGATGAGACTGCGCCAATTATTATTGGTGTAGACCCTGCGCGGTTTGGTGCGGACGCAACGGTGATTGCGGTGAGGCAGGGGCGGGACATTGTGAAGATTATGCGGCATCGGGGGGATGACACGATGACGGTGGTGGGGCACATTATTGAGGCGATTGAGGAGTGGAAGCCTGCGTTGGTGGTGATTGATGAGGGTGGTTTGGGTGGGGGTATTGTGGACAGGTTGAAAGAGCAAAGGTATAAGATTAAGGGTGTAAACTTTGGGAACAAGAGTGCGAGTCCTATCATGTATGGCAACAAGAGGGCTGAGATGTGGGGCAAAATGAAGGATTGGTTAAGGACGGCAAGCATTCCTAAAGACAGGTTCTTGAAGACTGATTTAATTTCGCCTATGATTAAGCCTGATTCCAAAGGAACTATATTTTTGGAGTCTAAGAAGGACATGAAAGCGCGGGGGTTGGCGTCACCTGATGCGGCGGATGCGATTTGCGTGACCTTTGCGTTTCCTGTGGCGCACCGAGAGTACAATGAAAAAACTCGTACACTACGGACTTCAGACCGTGGTGCAGTTTCAACCAGTTGGATGGGGTCTTAACATGGCTACAAAGAAATCAGTTTCTTTATCTGTCGGGCGCGGTGAAAAGTTGCCGGTGTCCAAGGGTGCGGGTTTGACTGAAAAGGGGCGCGAAAAATACAATGCGGCCACGGGTTCAAACTTGAAAGCGCCAGCGCCTAATCCAAAGACCAAAGCGGACCAAGGCCGCAAGGATTCATTTTGTGCAAGAATGGGTGCGGTAGCGGCGAATGCCAAAGACGGTGAACGCGCCAAGGCGGCGCTTAAAAGATGGAAGTGTTAATGAAAACGTGTTTTAAGTGCAAAACAAACAAACCTCAAAATTTGTTTTTTAAGCACGGCCTAACTCTCGATGGCTTTCACAGTTGGTGCAAAGAATGTTGCACTGAAGGCAATCTTCGTTCACGGGCAAAGCAAAATTCTACAATTGAAGGCCGCGCTAAAGTGTTTTTGCAAAACGCCAAGAAAAGCGCCGCCAAACGCCAACAATTGTTTGAGCTTAAAATTGCCGATGTTGTAAATTGCTGGAATATGCAAGCCAATGTTTGCGCGTACAGCGGGCGTTTAATGACGTTAGAAACAGGAAAACTCAATACGGTATCCATAGAGCGTATTGATAGCAATGTTGGGTACACTCCAGAAAACACAATTTTGGTTTGTCAAGCCATTAACCGCATGAAATCAGATTTTGAATTCGATGCGTTTTACGATTTGTGCCGAGATGTCGCTCAATTTTTAGGCGACGATAAATTAAACCTTACTGTTGGAGCATACAAATGAAAAAACCCGGTGACCCAGGTCTCTACGCTGCAATTCATGCTAAACAAGAGCGCATCAAAGCTGGCTCTGGCGAGAAGATGAACAAAGTGGGCAGCAAAGCAGCGCCTACGGCCAAAGATTTTAAAGACTCTGCTAAGACGGCAAAGAAGAAATAACATGCCCCTCGTTAAATCTAAATCACCAGAGGCGTTTCGCAAGAACGTAGCTGCTGAAGTCAAAGCTGGCAAGCCGGTCAAGCAGGCCGTGGCAATTGCATATGCAGTTAAACGTGCTGTACAATCTAAGCCTACACCGAAAGGTAAAAATGGCTGATCCAACGGGAATGGTCGCCGCGGCTAATGTAGCTGCTGGCGGCAAACCACTGAAGTCTGATTCAGACATTCTGACTGTTGCGCGTGCAAGGTTGGACATGGCGATGTCTGCGCTTTCAGATTCCCGTCAAGATGAAAACGATGACTTGAAGTTCTACGCTGGCTCGCCCGACAACCATTGGCAGTGGCCTGCTGATGTACTGGCTACCCGCGGTGCGGTGCAAGGCCAAACCATCAACGCCCGTCCCTGCTTGACCATTAACAAGCTGCCCCAGCATGTGCGGCAAGTCACTAACGACCAACGGCAAAACCGCCCAGGCGCTAAAGTCATTCCTGTGGACGACAACGCCGACATTGAGGTGGCCGACATTTTCAATGGCATGATCCGGCACATTGAATACATCAGTGATGCCGATGTGGCCTATGACACGGCTTGCGAGAATCAAGTGTCTTATGGCGAAGGGTATATTCGTCTGCTGACTGAGTACTGTGATGACAACTCTTTTGACCAAGACATCAAAATTGGCCGTGTACGCAACAGTTTCAGTGTCTACATGGATCCTACGATCCAAGACCCAACGGGTGCGGATGCCAAGTATTGTTTTATTACCGAAGACCTGACCAAAGAAGAATTTGAGCGCATGTATCCCGATGCAGCGCCGATCACCACGCTCCAGTCGTTGGGTGTGGGCGACCAGTCGATCAGCAATTGGCTCAATGAGGACACAGTCCGCGTTGCCGACTACTATTACATTGATTACGACTGCGCAACACTGAATTTGTACCCTGGCAACGCTACGGCATTTGCTGGCACACCTGAAGACAAGCAATTAAAAGCGTTTTACGGCGAGCCTTTAAAGTCCCGCGAGTCTGACCGCCCAAAAGTGCGGTATTGCAAGATCAATGGGTACGAAATCCTTGAGCAACGCGAATGGGCAGGCAGATATATTCCCGTCATTCGGATTGTTGGCAATGAATTTGAGGTGGATGGCCGCCTGTATGTGTCTGGTTTGGTCCGAAACGCCAAAGACGCCCAGCGCATGTACAACTATTGGGTGAGCCAAGAGGCTGAGATGCTGGCTTTAGCGCCAAAAGCGCCATTTATTGGCTATGGCGGCCAGTTTGAAGGCTACGAAGACAAGTGGAAGACCGCTAACACCAACAATTGGCCGTATTTAGAGGTTAATCCTGATGTTACAGACGGCCAAGGCAGTGTTGTGCCACTGCCACAGCGTGCTCAGCCGCCAATGGCGTCTAGCGGGTTGTTGCAAGCCAAAGCTGGTGCATCGGAAGACATCAAGTCCACCACTGGACAATACAACGCAAGTTTGGGGATGACATCCAATGAGCGTTCAGGCAAAGCCATTCTTGCGCGTCAGCGAGAGGGCGATGTGGGCACATATCACTACGGGGATAATTTAGCCCGTGGCGTGCGTCATGTGGCCCGTCAGTTGGTGGACTTGATTCCTAAGATTTACGACACACAGCGCATCGCCCGAATTATTGGTGAA